GTACAGTAGATAAAACATTACCGCTCTGGTCTACCAATACAGTTTCTTCAGCGCTGCCGCCAGAATCACCACCGCCACCGCCGCCTCTTGTTTCGATACGGTACTGTGAGTTTGTCTGCGCCTGTGGGGCGTATGCGGCTGATGCAGCAGCGAGTGGGGCAACAGGCTCGACAACAGCAGGCGCTGGCGCGGCAATAGCTGGCAGAGTCGGATTAGTAATCGGATCAACGGCAGGATTAGGCTCCCACCAGCCACCAGAGTCACCGCTGCCGACCCAAGTACCTTGGTTTGACTCATAATCCTCGTACCCGCTGTCTGCCATAATTATCTCTCGATGCTCATAATACCAACGAGCGATGCCGCCCAATCTTCCCACCGCTCAAATGCACGAGTGTCAGGGACTCCAGAACTCATAAAATAACCAATCCCAGCCATAGCATCGCCCCACTCATGCCAGCGATTCTCAGGCATCGTACCCAACTCTTGGACTGCAAATAGCTCAGCCATTAAGGCGCACCATGAGTCCCAAGTCTGTCCACGGGGATCGTAAGTTGTCACTTTATGGGTTCCCAGTGCTTCTCATGTCACCAACATCTGCGGACAACAGGTTCAGACCACACTCGTAGTTACCATTCACGATATTGCTCTCAAACCGTAGACGCATCTCACGCCGCTGCTCACGCATGTCGATCTTTAGTGTGTCAGGCTCGAAGGTGTACGGACCCGTTACAACATCCTCATCGCTTGCGTAGCCCTTGCCTGTGACATATAGATTCATCTGTTCTGACTGAACAAAGTCAGGCTCCACTCGCTCAAGCCTGATCCAGTTGTTCATGCCGATTGGGTCATTCTGATTCGGTCCGCCGTTCACCCAGCCTAGACTATCTGTCTCGAAGTAACTCTGAATTGCTGTTTCTTGGCTTAAGTTCACTAGGTTTGTGCCTGACTCGTGTTGCCACAAAGTGTAGGTATTAAAATTATTTTCTTCATTGCCAGCCCAAATTGGCTTGCGAAATACTTCAGAAAACACGCCAGCAGAACGATTAGCACCAAGAGCCTCACCTGCGTCGTACCATACCTTCTCACGCACGTTATAAATAATTGCGTCCGTACATTCCGTTGCGTCACCACGAGGGTAGAACCACCAAATTTCGCCCCAACGAGGAACCTTGGACGCCCACACCTTCTGGCGCTGTGCGTAATTAAGATTGTCAAAGAAGTGATTGGTGTTCATGGTGTTAGCCAATTCTTGCACCACACCGTTGTACATAAGAAAGCGATCGACGCCGCACCAGTAGAAGATGCCGTCGTACTCAATGACCGATGATGAAGACAGGATAGAACTCTGGCTCGTAACTATGTCATAACGCCAGTAGATCGTGCTTGTGCCTACCGTTTGCGGGGCGTAACTGACGCGGATCACAGAATCAAGCGACCAGAAAATCCCCGAGGGAGAAGTCGTGCCGCCTCGCACTGGCAATCCTTTGACAACCTTGCCTGCAGATACCGTGTTCTCATTTGAATCCGCAGATACCCAGTCTTGAAAGTTTCCAGCAGAGCAGTTCTTAATCAGACCATCGTTCCCATAAACAAACAGGTACGGGTGAAGCATTACACAGCCACCAGACACGCTGATGTTGTTGTTGAATGTAAGCGTCAATGCACCCGCCGTTGAAGCGGTCGTGGAGATAGTCACGGTCGTTGTGCTTGAACCAATAGCCACATTTGTCACCGTCGTGCCAGCGGTGATGCCAGTGCCTGAGACCGTCTGACCGATAGCGATCAATGCGTTGATAGAAGCAATCGTGAATACGCTTGGAGGGCCAACCACCATCGTGCCTGCCGCCGTGAACACGCCGACCTGACTCATCGCACCAGTCGGGAAGTCGCCGATTAGAACAGGCGTGTTTTGCGTATTGTCGATATTGGTGAGATTAAGCCCCGGGTGCGCAACGATTGTTTGATTTCCAGAGCCTGAGGCATCAAAACCAATATCCATCTGCCAGAGATTGTTATCGTTCGCTGTGAAGTTACTTAATGAAAGGTTGGTTGGACCTGAGCCCACGCCGTTATCATTGTCTGTGACCCATTGCTGCAACCCTGCGCTGTAGCCAGAATAGACGTAATTTAGTCCGTCTTCAGAGCTACTAATCATCCCTCGGCTGATGCCTGACGCATTTTGAAATATGCCACGATAGCCGCCTACCTTACGAGGACGACCACGCTGAAAGCGCACCCACCTACCATCAACATAAACAGGCGCATCAAACTGCGTACCATCACGCTGAATGCCGGGCTTTATGTTTAACGAGATGACCTTGGCTGTCATATCAGAATGTGCCTCCAGATATGCCTGCTGGGACGAATAATCCAGCCGTGGTCAGTGTCAGCGCATTAGAGCCATTAAGCGACATTGCCACTTGATTACTAGTGGGCTGATAGATACCTGTGTTTATGTTGCCAGTAAAGTTTAATGCAGGTGATGCGGCGGAACCTTGACCGAGCGTAAGCGCAAGGTTAGAGAGCGTTCCACCTGCTGCAGACGAGGAGTTATACACGTTTGTGCCATCGCATATAATCGACAAAGTCTGACCTTGCGGAACGCTGATCGTCCCACCACCGACAACACTGGTCTGAAATGTCAGGGAGAATGTTCCCGTGGTCTGATTTCGCAGGTAATAAATCTGCACAGTTGAAGGCAAAACAACGATCTGATTAGATGTAAGCGCACCTATGTATTCCTGAACCACATTGGCATACTCTACTGCCGTCAAGGTTACAGTTCCGCCTGTCACAGTCTTTGCAAGCTGCGTGTAAGCAAACGTATTGCTACGCCCATACGCAAAGGTGCTGTAACCGTCTACGCCATTAGAGACGAGAACGAGAGACTCCGTGGGCTGAAGCTGTTGCGTGGCAAGCGTGTCAATCGTATCGGCGCCACTTGGCGTGAGTGTCAATACGCCAGAGCCGCCATTACGCACCATTACAAACCAACCATTTCCTGCGGTCGATGATACAGGCATAGTGAATGCACCAACACCACCCGTCCACACAAAAAACTGAGCGCGGTTGGCGCTAGTTAATGCTGTGCTGACGGATAATGCGCTCTCTTCATATTCTTGATTAAGTTGCGTGCCAATGGCTAACAGCCCATAACCTGCCAATGCGGATGCATTTGCCGAGGATGTTCCAGCGCCAAAGGTAACAGTAGACCATGTACCGTTATTCGTAGAGTTATCTGTCAAGAAGATGTATTCAGCAACGCCAGATGCGACCGAAGCAATCGTATTGCCAGAGATGTCTGTAACAGTAAATGTGTTTGAACCGACGTTCTGAATCAGTACGCTCTGCCCTGTACTAACTTGAAGTGCAGACGGAAGTGCGACATTTAAAGAAGCAACGGTCGCTGTAATCTGGATGATCGATGCCACAACATACTGATTGACCGTTCCGTTAATGGGCCAGTCAAGCGCTGTGTTCGTGGAGATTGTCAGCTCTTCGTATCCGATCTGACTCGGATTGATGGTTTGACCTGTTATTGGGTTGACGTAAGTATTGGTCATGGTTGCCTCTAGGAATCCACAGCAATCGCTGAGCGATCACCGACACGGGTAACATCTTCAGCCTTGAGCGCCTGCATCGCCATGTCGTATTTTTGTTGGAATATCTGACGAGCGTCGTCCTTCAGGTAAATCACTGCCTGAAGTAGAGCGCCAAATAACATCGCATTCGGTGCGTTGTTCGTGATCCAGTTCGTCTGATTTGCCGTCGACAGGGGCTGCAATCGCTGATAAATAAGCACCTCAAACGCATACGCCTGATCAGGGATCGGGGCGACATACCAGTTGTCGTAGTCGTAGTCGCCGTAATACAGTGGCAATCCGCTTGGGCTTTCGGCGTTGTAATTGGTCAAATACTCATACTTGCGTAGGAAGACGGGTGTCTTCTCACCACCAGAGGTAACTGACATCGACACAGTCTTGCGCCACCGAGCAGGCTTCTGGATGATGGGGTTCCCAACAGACATAACGCCTTGGGCAACCTCAATCTGACCAAGCGTCTTGATCTGCTGAGCAATCTCGAACTCGGCAAGTGTAATAAATGTGGGGATTTGATCGACAACAGCGGCGTCATTACGCTCAAGATACTGTTCGATAGTCGAGATCAGGCTGTCATAGGTGAGGACAAAACTTGCAGTCATAGCGCTACCCACAAAATGTGTATTTTTGAGTGCGTTTTATCCCAAAGCGCTTTGTCTGACATTTTACCCTCTATCCAAGCATTGTGGTAGCTTTAACTTTTACCGCAGCGACCCTGTTTAGCCACCCTTTGCCAAACGTCTCAAAAGTGTTCAGGCTGCGATAGAAGTCTTCTTTGGCTTGGCTAAACTTCTCAATCAGCTCGGCTTCAGGAATGGCGTTTACAGCAGCTACGGTAATAGGTCCAATCCCACCGTCAGGCGTCACACCCACAGCAGTCTGCAGAATCTTGGCAGAACGCCCACAGCCAGCGTTCACAGCAAAATCAAACACCAGATAGTCAATACCACTAGGTAGAAGATCACAATGGCAAGCATCCCAGAATTTACGTTTATATAGAGGCTCGACCATCTCAGAGGTCAGGCTACGCATTTCTTTCTCGTTGGATTCACGCCCAACCCATTCTTCCCAAACACGCTTGGTCACGCCAAGATTGGTCATTCCACCGGGGTCGGATGGATGGTTAACGTAGCCGCCTTCGCTTGCCAGCATCATCTTAAAAGCGTTGTCCCAATTACTTTGCATTTTCTTTGCCCTTTGCCATTGTTTCTGCGATTTTCTCTGCGCCGCGTGACCCGAAATAAAACCCA